ATCATAGGGGATGATATGACCATCTGGAACAATGCCGTCGCCGCAAAATATCAAACATTGATGGCTTCCTTTGATGTTAAGATTAACCTAGATAAGTCGTGGCTCCATTCTGCGGGATCACTCCCTGTCGGGGAACTTGCTAAGAGATTATTTATCTCGGGTGTTGAAGTATCGGCCATACCTGTGAAGTTGATCGCTAAGGTTGGAAACAATCCTTTAAATTCGGTCGCTTTACAGGAGAATTTGACTTCTCGTGGATTTTACTCGGATCCTAACTTGTCGATGCAAGCTGCTATGGGATTAGTAGATCGTGAAACACGTTCACGGCTATTAGTTCTAAACGCCCTCCCTGGTGAAGTAACTGGATTGAGCCGTCCTGTAGGACCGCTCTCTCCTTCTATGAATGTCGAGAACATGTACAACGGTATCTTGACATCACAAACTGATATTATAGAGGGTTATCTTTACACTGCCGTAGTCGAGCAAATAAAACGTCTCGATGCACTAATTCGTGAGTCAGAAGCGGCCAACAGAGCCGTTATCGATAAGGCTCGAATCCCTCTCTATATGGTTAACATAACCGATCTTCCGACTCCGTCTACAAAGAAGATCGCTTCTTTGAAGGCTGAGTTGGGAGAGATGTCTCCTTTCCACCCTTTAGTCACCGCGACGATCGCAGAGGTAGAGCGGATTTCTATTCTACTTTCAGGACTTCGCGCTGGTGTGACTTCACTTTCTGCTATGTCGAAACGGCAGTTGATTGATGCCTTCCGAAACCCGATTACAGATGTCTTGACACCTGATTCGGATAAGGCAGACTCAATCCCTGCCTTTACGCTTGTGACTCGGACAATGACTAATGTTGATACTCTATTCCTAGATAAAGGTGGTACAAAATTAGATTTCTCACTGATGTTGGTTTCACTACAACGCCATTTCACCGTCTCATGGTTTAGAGGGAAAGGGGTGTTTGTTAACAGTGTTAGAACTAAAATAGAGCAATCAACAGTAGCGCTTACGAATGATATCGGTGCTCTTGCTGCATCATCTTTCATATCTCCAAGACGAGATCGCTCAGAAGGTGTGACTTTACGGAAACCTGTAAAAGTCATCGGATCAGAGAAGTAGTTATTGGTCATCCGTACTGAGGTCTTATTGTCGTAGGTACGCAGGGTGATCAATAGGCCTTACGCGGTTCGACCAACTATTGCCTGGCGGGTCTTTTTATAAATACTATAAGGGGTCTTTTAATTGGGTAT